CAATTAATTTATTTTGCCAGTCTCCAACTTCTCCTGGTTGAGGACAGGTGGAGGGATCAGACCAATCTCTTTTCCAATCGGGATTATCATCGCACCATTGAGGCCAGTCATGAACACTCAGAACTACTTCTTTTTGTTCACCTGATTCTTTGTTAACTACAGGATATGTTGCCATTGTTAAAAATTCAATATAAAAATATTTAGACCCATTCAAGGGATTCAGAAACAGCAGGAAACTGTTCAATAAAGATTTCTCTACATGCTTCTGCGATGTCCATATGCTCCTTCTGAGTGCCGTGTGCGGACCTCAGAGAGATGTAATGTATCCATGAACGACATGAACCAGTCATATAAATTTTGGTCCCTACACACAATGGAAGTACATTTCTTGCACATTCCTTTGCAACTCCAGATGCAAGCATCTGTTGATAAAGTGCCATGGATGAATCAAACAGAGTTTGCATCTGAAGTTCTAATTTCTGGACTATAAAAGGATCTAAGTCATCAATAGAGTTTTGACGATTCTTATCATCTTGACGACGTAGTTCTGGCAAAGCAATTTTCTCTGATAGCATTGAAGAATCAGCATATCGTTGTGAAAATTCCTGATATGTGAAACTACGATGCCTTAAAATCTGAGCTGCGATTGCACGAGTAGTCTCAATCTCCAGAGTCATTGTAGATTGCTCAAATACCGACCAATGATTATGTTTGATGCAGTATTTCAGAAGACCAGAATACTTTTCATTGTTCTGATTTGATGGATTAGAGACCCTAGCAATATATGCCATGGTCTGTTCTGCATCAGGAGTGACACTTATAAGTTTAACATTCATTTTTCACCAAATCCTTTAGGTTTTGTTCTTGGAGTTCTTTTTACTGATAGTTCCAGTTGGTCAAGTTGCTCTTGCATGTATTTAAGCTCATCACTATTATACAAATGATCTTGAGAAATTGCACTTCTAAGATTTTTAATCAATTGCTTAGTTTTCATCAATCATCCTCAAAAACTTCGTCATAGTCCATGATATAGTTAGAAGCTGGGTCATCAAAGTTTTCCTGTTTGGAAACACATAACTCTCTGTCAGAATATACTTCGGATTTTAGAGCATCGACTAACAATTCTAAATTCCGGACAATTAGTTTTAATCTATCCTTTTCCATAAAATTGTATATGATTATAGGTATTTTACATAAAAAAGGGGGGTTAGTCAACCCCCCTAACAATTTTAACGTAAGTGACTCACTTATTGTAGATATGACCACGATAACAGAATGTACCGTGCATTTCTCTTGATTCTACACAACGAGTATCATACTCAACACCACGATATGAGGTGTGAGAAATTTGTGCGTCATGCAGTGCAGATGCTTTATTGATCTGCTTTTTAATCATTTGAAGTGTGTTCATTTGTTTACTCCTAAAGTAGTTGGATTTTTAGGTCCGTTCCTTTAGTCGTTTGCGTCCCAATAGCAATCAGGAGATGACTCCTTCATAACCTCAATTAACTCAATCCTAACTTCATTGTTAAGATTTTCATTATTCTTCATCCTCAGCATAATTGCATCGGCATCGGAACAACTAAGTGATGAGTATAAAAGAAATTCAATCATGGGATGAACGCTCCGTTCCGCGACTTACTTGCGTCTCACTCAATGTGAGATGAACGACAGGTCTATTATAGACCCTCTTTAATATATAGTCAAGTAATTTTTAAAAATCCCTACAGGTCAAAATTTTGCCGGGATTTTTTTTTCGACTATTTTTGGAATTATTTTCGTTTTTTGGTTGGTGGTGGTGGTTCATATCCCCAACTCTTTGGATTGACCCCACCATATCCAAAATCAATCTTCTGAACGGCACCTTTGCCATACTTATCATAGTACATATCAAAAAGTCTAGAGTCCTTTCCGCAACGGGTAAGATCTATACACGTTACTCCATCAACAATATACCAAATCAATTTAGCATCGGTTGGAAAACTCTTGTCGTTTGCTTTTTCAATAGTAGTTTTTTCTAAAAGAATCTGACATCCATAATCAGATTCTTTAATTGAAATCATTTCTTGTCCTGCCTCTGGCGTTGTTTGTTTTTCTTCTACTGCTGTTGTCATGTGCGATCACCCCAAATAATATCAGAATATGCTGCCGAAACAACATCTTTTGTAATCTTATACTTAGTTTCTAGTTGTTTATCTTTAACAAGAGTTAAAATTTCTGCTTCAAGTGGATGTAGTCCTTGAAGAATATTAATGAACATTGTTTCACGACGAATTGCATTAATTCCGCTATTGCCACCTTTAACAAAGTGATAGAAGTGCTTTGATTCTCTACGAATAGTTGTGTGCCCCTGTTTATCACTAATACCTAGAGAGAAATTTCCAGATTCATACATTGTACGAATGTCATGATCAATTTTAGTCGTTAGAGTTCCGGAATAAGTGTTTTGCTGATCATATCCAACATAAGGAACAGGTCCATCAGGAAGAATAGAGACGATGGATTCATCAAAGTTCCAGACAAAGAGTCTTCTTAGTGAAGGATCATTATACTTCTTCAATACTTCAATCTTTTTTGCCTTTGTTCTTGAACGAGATACCAAGTCAAAAACTTCAAATGCTAGTGGATTTCTTGGAAGATTATCCACCACAAATGAAGTTGTCTTCTTTTTAGTGGTTGTCTTTGCCTTAGTCGTTGTTGTCATCTTCTTCGCTGTCGTCATGATAGTTTTCAAAATTAAATGCTATGACCTCATCTGGAATCAGGTTGCCCTGTTCATCAAACATTTCGGGGTGAGGTCTGGGTACTTCCCGATAGTTCATCATATATTCTCTAGCAGTCCAACCAATTACGAGTCCTAGTATTAGAAACAAAACGGTTAGAAATGAACCAAAGACTAAACTTACTGCTAACATAGATCTTACCTCAGGACTAATTTTTTCGTTTAGACTTTTTCTTCTCCTGTTTAGTATAAACTCAATACCACGATTAACTTGATGAGTGTCTTTATTTAGTGGAGAATCAGATGACGTTGTTTTCTCGGAGGAATTTAATGGTGTCAACACAACCTCCTAATTTTTTATCATCACATAAAACCTGTGGAAAGGTAGAGTTTTCTTCAAACTTATCAAAAAATAATTCCCGATCAAAATCTTCTCCTAGAGTATAGACCACAAATTCACTTTTTGTCAACTCTAAAACTTTTTTAATTTTCTCGCAGTATGGGCAATTGTTTTTAGAAAATACCGTGAAATTCATACGTCTATAAGGGATTGCAAATTAATTTATAAGATAAGAAAGGGGGGGAGAAGTTCTTTCCCCCCCCTACTTAGTATATCACCAACTCACCTTTCCCACCACAGAAAGGGTCTTCAGTCTCAAAATTACGAAGATGCTGAAGACTTACATATTGTACACCATCTTTGATTTTACGTCAAATCAGAGTGCATTCAGTGCATTCTGTGCTTCGGTTGCTTTTGCTGCTGCTGCAGTATTCTTAGCTGCTGCGGTGTCAGTATCACCACTCATTGTTGCCTCCATTGCTGCCTGACGAAGAACTGATTCTTCATCAAGAGGAGTTTTGACAGAATTAAATTGCGTTTCAGTCAGTTCCATAACAGCTTTCTTAGAACCTACATTAATAGTAGAAATCGTAGTGCTATCAGGAACTTCAGAAAGGCAGACATCAACACCATCAGAGTCGTGCATCCAGACCTTTACTCCAAGACCAGGATAGTCTGCTTCGGGGTGATGTTGTTCTACATATGTACCGGGATCGGTTAACCAAGAACCATTTTTCTTCCAATAGTGCTTTAGATATTTTGCCATTTTTATAAGATAACTTTCAAATATTTATACCATTGATAATCATCATATCAAGTTTAGAATTCTTGTAAAACTCTTGTGCGTCCTCTTCGGTTTCTAATATAGGTTGTCCGTTTCCATTTAAACTTGTATTCAGTAGAACAGGCACACCAGTTAGTTCTCCAAATGCTTTGATAATATTATAGTAGTGCTTATTAGATTTCTCTGTGACTGTCTGAAATCTAGCAGACCCATCAACGTGAGTTATGGCTGGAACTTTTTCTGGTTGCTTCACCTGTGCAGTATAAAGCATATAAGGACTGGATATAGGAAAATCAAACCAATCTTGATAGCATTCTTCTAATACAACAGGAGCAAAAGGACGGAACCATTCTCTATTCTTCACAACATGATTGATGAGTTCACGATTATGAAAGTTTCTTGGGTCAGCAAGAATAGAACGATTACCTAGTGCTCTTGGACCAAACTCTGATTTGCCTTGAAACCAACCAATGATTTTACCATCGGCAATTTGTCTTGCTATGTAATTATAGTCCGGTGTCTGACTTGGATGATCTCTTCCGGTATAACAGATGTCTTGTGGTTCATAATCATACCTTGCCTCTCCAAGAATATGATGAGCAACATAAAGTGCAGAACCAACTGCCGTTCCATCATCACCACATGCCGGAAAGTGATGAAACTGTTTAAATTTAGATTTTCTTACGACCTCTGAGTTAGCATTACAATTTAAAAATGATCCTCCGGAGAGACAAAGGTTATCGGACTCCTGATCTATATCATTTAAGACACTCAATACTTTATCCTCAAACAAATTCTGAACGGATGCTGCCACATTCATCTTATGTTTGATATCATCAGTATAAGATTGATAATCAAAATCAAATGGTGTTCCATATGATGAGAGACCCATTGTTGTTCCTGCCTTATGAAGTGCAGGTCCGAGTCCTAACTTCTCTGTTACTTCACCATATAATACTCCGACCATTTCTCCGGGACAATATTCGGCAAAAAGTTTCTTCCCTTTACCATATGCCACCAAAGAGTTTGCTTCCATCTTTCCCATACTACAATCCATACTGAAACAATGTGCCTCATTAAATGGACTAGTATAATATGCAGAGGCACAGTGTGCCAGATGATGAGAAATAATATAACACTTAATCTCTCTACCCTGAATAATAAAATTATCTACAAGGTATTCATTACCAAAAAATTCTTGCTTAAAATCATTGGTGGCAACACAATCAATATCATCAACTGTTAAACCACAAGAGTCCAAAGCATAATTTATAACCTCGTCTGTAAATCCTTGTTGCTTTTTAATACCAGTAATTCTTTCTGTTCCAATGGCAAACTCTAACTTACCATTCTTAACAAGGCAAACGGATCCATCATGTCCAAATTGCACTCCTAAAATGTTTGCCATAATTTAAATTACTTTGACTCCATACTCTTGAGATAACTGATTATTAATTTCGTCCATACTTGGTTGACCTTTTACCGTAGCCCAACACACTATACTATATCTTTTTCCTCTTGTCACTGGTTCTACTCCGTGCATATAATAATGACTGGAAGGGAAGCAAACCATCATACCAGGTTCAGGTCTTACACGAATATGATGTTCTGGAAAAATAAAATCTCCACCCTCAAAATCATCATTGAGATAAAAGACCATAGAGATATCTCTATCCGTAGATTTCTTCCAAATCTTTTCACCTCTTGGTGTGACCCAGATACTCTCACCATCAATATGAGGTTTGTAGTGTCCACCAATACCATAGGATAGAACCTGTGGGACTTCACTACTGGTTACCTCAATACCATAGAAAGGATTGATAACTTCTTTTACGGCATGACGAAGAAGTTCCGTAATCTTGGGATACAAATCTCCCATAGGAACAATTTGTGTGTCTCTTGTTTTCTTATCAACCTGCCATGATGTCTCACCTGTTCTATTCGTTGTCTCCGAATCAAAAACAGATAAGTCTTCACAGGGTGATTGTTTAATATGATCCACCATCTCCCGAATACCTTCAGGAGAAATTACATTCGGTCGGATCAAAATATGTGTCAGTGGATTATCAATCATATAATCAATCTTTTGTTTATTATAGCATACTATTGTGGAAGTGCATTTGCTCCTGCTGAAGTTGCTCCCAAACCATGTCTAGCAAGACTCAATGGTCCTTTAGATGGTGCCGTTGCAGTATCATTAGAGTAATCAATACGGTCTATTGTTGATTTTGGACCAGGAGCACCACCACCAAAGTAACCAAAGTCCTGATTACCTGTTGCTGCCAAATCTCTTTTAGCAACACTCAATGGACCTTTTGCTAATGCCGTTGCGGTGTCGTTAGAATAATCAATACGATCTACTGTTGATTTTGCACTAGGATAACCACCACCACCAAAGTAACCAAAGGAAGCATTACCGGTTGCTGCTAAACGATTTCTAGCAAGACTTAATGGACCTTTGACTGCTGTGGCAGTGTCATTAGAATAATCAATACGGTCTACTGTTGATTTTGAACCAGGATGAATACCACCACCAAAGTAACCAAAGTCATTATTGCCTGTTGCTGCTAAGTAATATGTTTCATCACTTAATGGTCCTTTTGCTGCTGCCGTTGCGGTGTCGTTAGAATAATCAATACGATCTATTACTGAAGTGTATCCAGAAGATACACCACCAGCAAAGTAACCGAAAGAAGAATTACCTGTTGCTGCTAAACCCCATCTAGCAACACTTAATGGTCCTTTTGCTACTGCTGTTGCAGTGTCATTAGAATAATCAATACGGTCTACTGTTGATATTATTGGAGATTCACCACCACCAAAATAACCAAAGAAAGAATTACCAGTTGCTGCTAAGTTATATCTGGCAGCAGTCAATGGTCCTTTTGCTACTGCTGTTGCAGTGTCGTTAGAGTAATCAATACGGTCTACTGTTGAACGGTCTGGACTATAACCACCACCAAAGTAACCAAAGGTTGTTGGATTAAATGACCCTGCGACTGCAGCAGCATTAGAAACGACTGATGGACCTACTATTGGACCGAATCCGTTGGCTCTGGCACTTGCTGCTACCAAACCATATAGAGCAGTATTCAATGGTCCTTTTGGTGATGCCGTTGCAGTATCATTGGAATAATCAACACGGTCTACTGATGATAAAGTTGCAGGAGAACCATATCCAGCACCATGGTAACCAAAAGAACTATTACCTGTTGCTCCTTGTGAACGTCTGACAGCACTCAATGATCCTTTTGGTGATGCATCTACACTATCACTAGAATAATCAATACGATCTACTGTTGTTGATATTGGTCCTGAACCAACACCACCAGCAAAGTAACCAAAGGAAGCATTACCTGTTGCTCCTACACCTCGTTTAGCAGAACTTAATGGTCCTTTTGGTGATGCCGTTGCAGTGTCATTAGAATAATCAATACGATCTACTGTTGATATTGAAGTTAAATTACCACCACCAAAGTAACCAAAAGATTGATTACCTGTTGCGGCCGCACTATATCTAGCAGCACTTAATGGTCCTTTAGGTGATGCCGTTGCAGTATCATTGGAGTAATCAATACGGTCTACTGTTGTTGCTGGAGGGTAGCTACCGGCAAAGTAACCGAAGTCGGCATTACCTGTTCCCGACACATTTCGTCTACCAGCACTTAATGGTCCTTTTGTTGGCGTTGTTCCAGTGTCATTTAAGTAATCAATACGGTTTACTGTTGATATTCCAGGAATACCACCGGCAAAGTAACCAAAGGAAGCATTACCTGTTGCTCCAAATTGATATGTGGCAACACTTAATGGTCCTTTTGCTACTGCTGTAGCAGTATCGTTAGCATAATCAATACGATCTACTAATGATCTTGCACTAGGAGTATAACCACCACCAAAGTAACCGGTGTTAGGAGTTGCTAGAGTTCCTGCAGCATAATTTATTTCTCCTGCCTCCTTTAATGCAATTCCATTAGCAGTACGACTTGACGCAGATCGTTGATATCTAGCAACAGTCAATGGTCCTTTTGGTGATGCTGTAGCAGTATCATTGGAGTAATCAATACGGTCTACTATTGATCCATTACTCAAACCACCACCAAAGTATCCAAAGTTTTCACTACCCGTTGCCGCAAGAAGTTCTTTACTAGTCTCCAAGTTTCCTTTTGGTGATGCTGTAGCAGTATCATTAGAATAATCAATACGCTCTACTAGTGTCCCAGAATTAGGAGAACCACCAGCAAGGTAACCAAACTCACTATTACCCGTTCCTGCTAGACGATATTTGGCAACACTTAATGGACCTTTTGGTGATGCCGTTGCAGTATCATTAGAATAATCAATACGATCTACTGTTGATAAGAACCCAGAAGGAAGATTACCACCAGCAATGTAACCAAAGTCTTGATTACCTGTTGCCCCGGCACTTCCTCTACCAACACTTAATGGTCCTTTTGCTGGTGCTGTTCCAGTATCATTGGAATAATCAACACGACTCACTCTCGATATACTTAAAAAACCACCAGCAAAATAACCAAAGTCCTTATTACCTACTGCTGATAAACTATAATGAGTTCCACTTAATGGTCCTTTTACTACTGCTGTTGCGGTATCATTACCATAATCAATACGCTCTACCCGATTATGTGGAGAAGGACGACCACCACCATGGTATCCAAAATCCGCACTACCTGTTCCGGCATGGTCATATCTAGCAGCACTTAGTGGTCCTTTTTCTACTGCCGTTGCGGTGTCATTAGAGTAATCAATACGATCTATTACTGACGTAGTAGGGCTAGTTCCACCAACAAAATAACCAATGCCACCAGAAACAGGAACAAGACCAGGAGCACTAAACCCACCCAATGAGACTGGAACTTCTAGGTTACCAGGTCCTTTGAGTGGCATTGCATTGGCTCTGGAACTTGATGCTCCTAAAGCAGTTTTTTCAGTGTTTAATGAACCTTTAGGTGATGCTGTTACAGTATCATTAGAGTAATCAATACGATCTACTGTTGTTTTTCTAGCCGGACTTAGAGCAGGATTAAGACCACCACCAAAATAACCAAAGTTCTGATCACCTGTTGCACTTAGAAAAAACTTAGCAGTACTCAATGATCCTTTAGGTGATGCCGTAGCAGTATCATTAGAGTAATCAATACGATCTACTGTTGATACATTACTAGGAGAAGCTCCACCACCAAAGTATCCAAAAGAAGCATTACCTGTTGCTGCTAAATCTTTTCTACCTTGACTCAATAGTCCTTTTGGTGATGCAGTAGCAGTATCATTAGCATAATTAATGCGATCTATTGATGATACTACAGTAGGTGTTGCACCTCCACCAAAGTAACCGAAAGAAGTATTACCTGTTGCTGCTAATTCATCTCTAGCAGTACTCAATGGTCCTTTTACTGCTGCTGTTGCAGTGTCATTATTATAATCAACACGATCTACTGTTGAAATAATCGTATCACCACCAGCAAAATAACCAAAATCACTATTACCTGTTGCTGCCAAATAATATCTAGCAACACTCAATGGTCCTTTTGCTGATGCCGTTGGAGTGTCATTAGAGTAATCAATACGGTCTACTGATGATAATGGTCCAGGACTACCACCACCAAAATATCCAAAGGGAGCATTACCTGTTGCTCCCATACCATTTTTAGCAACACTTAATGGTCCTTTTGCCACTGTCGTTGCAGTGTCATTAGAATAATCAATACGGTCTACTGTTGATACGGTAGTAGAACCATCATAACCTCCACCAAAGTAACCAAAGTCAGATCCTTGTGGTGCTATCTCACCCGTTCTTACTGATGATGCCGGTTGTAATAATTTTGCGGGAATTGCATTAGCTCTGGAACTTAATGCTTTCATGAATGATCTGGCAACACTTAATGGTCCTTTGACTGATGCCGTTGCGGTGTCATTAGAGTAATCAATACGGTCTACTGTTGAATATGCAGGACCAGGATAACCACCACCAAAGTATCCAAAGGAACTATTACCAGTTGCTCCTAAAGCTGCTTTAACAGCACTCAATGGTCCTTTTGCTGCTGCTGTCGCAGTATCATTAGAATAATCAATACGATCTACTGTTGAAAATATGCTAGATCCATAACCAGCACCAAAGTAACCAAA